TATCACCAGCTACTGATTGTGCTCCTTCTAATGCCATAAAAGCACCAGAACCACCAATCTTTATTACACCTGCGGCATTGCTTCCGCTAATACCTTCTCCGTAATAAAGAATATCATTACCTTCAGCAAACGCTAATTCTGCATTAGCTAAACTTGAACTGCTAGGGGCTGATGACCCAGTAGATCGTTTTATTCTTAGTTGTGCCATTTATCAATAGGATCCTCCATCCACAATTGTTGTTTTAGTTGTTGTTGCATCAGCTTTAAATGCGCTGCTTGCGTTGTCGTAATAAACGATTGAACCGTCTACTTTTGCGGAATCACTTACAGTAAAAGAACTGGTATTAGTATTTGTACTTGTACTATTAGAAATTAAAGGGTTAGTGCTATCAGAAGCTTCTTGTGCAAAGAAAAGAGCTTGGTCAACATTGTTGTTTAAGTCTCGTGCTCTAAATGCAGATCCTGATGCAAATACAGCTTTGGCTGTATCCATATCTGTTTGCCTAAAAAATAAAATCTTTACATTATTTTTAGGCGCACCATTAGTTTCTTGTGTTTCAGTTTCAAAAGTAGTTGGTGAACTTCCAAGAGCGTTAAATTGGATGGAGTCGGCTGTTGGGAATGTATATTTAGTTGTTGTTAAAGTTGTCCCATTTAGGGAAACTTTTATATCTTCAGTTTTTAAATAAGGAAAGCTAAAAGTTAATTGAGCAGCACCAGCTACTCCTTTCGAGCCATCCCCTGTATATTCTTTTGTAGTTGTAGCCATCTCCTTTTATTCATACGATTGTGTAGTACTCTCCTGTGCCTATTTCTACAGTGACACCGCTGGCTATAGTTATTGGACCCGCACTAAATGCGTTTTTATTATTACTGACCGTATAGTTTGAAGTTATTGTTTGATTGTTTTCATAAACACAACCATTAGCTGTTGTAGCTTCAGTTAATATTCCTGTTAAATTTGCACCACTTACTGCTGGTAACGAAGCAGGGAATCTAGCATCTGGAATTGTACCTGATGTAAGGTTACTTGCACTTAAAGCTGTAAGATCTTTTGCTGTGTTAGCTGCTATAGCTGTGTTGATAGAGTTAGCCAATTTATCAGCGGTAACTGCATCATCAGCTATCTTTGCTGTTGTCACACTGTTACTAGCCAACATACTGGTTTCTACAGCACTACTATTGATTGTCCAATCGTTAGCTAAATTTACAGTTAAGTCACCTTTATCTCCAGATGTAAGAGCTAATCCTAAACCACCCGCACCAAGAGTTGATATCTCTTCTAATGAATATAATGCTTGTAAAGTATTATTATTTAAACTTTTGGCAGTGATTGCTGAACCAGCACTATAAGTGGCTCTAGGTGTAGTTACGTCTGTTGATCTATATATTCTTACATTATTAGTAACACTTGCTGGAGCACTTGTGAAAATGACAACAGTACCATTAATGCTGTAATTAGATGGTGTGTTTTGTACAACACTATTAACAGACACTTTTACATCGGTGGATAATAAAAAAGGGAATGTGATATTAAATCTTACTTGTGATCCATCCCCTGTATAAGTTACTTCTGTTGCCATTTATCTGTACATGTTTAATAGGTCATTTTCTTCTAAACCAACTCCATCCATATTTCCTGATTCAACACTATAATCTCCTACTTGTTTTAGATACTCTCTGTTTTCAATTTCAGTACGCATATCTTTATCAAGCTGAAGTTCAGCATTTCTTTTAGCATTATTAAATGCTCTATCTAATGCTTTAAATACTCCTAAGAATTTTTCAGATGGTATATCTTTTTTATCTAAACCTAAACGTCTTGCTTTCTTTAAAATATTTATAAAGCCAACAGTTCCATTAAGTTCAGGATATTTAGTGCTATTAGGTACAGTTAATTTTTCAGATGCTTTGATTATCTTTTTAAGTTCTCTTTTATATTCACCTAACTCTCCCATTTTACTCATAATGGCTGACTTCTCAGTTTCTTCTAATTCAACACCATTAATACTTCTAGTAATGTTTGCAAGCATATCGTATTCAACATCAACTAAGAATTGTTTTTCTGGGCTTAGAGAATCGGAGAATTTAGCAGGGCTATATGTATTGACTATTCGTTGCCACATACTTTCAGGATGACCAACACGGTTTCCATCAATAGGATCAAACTTCTCAGGTAAAGCACCTTGAGGATCATGTACATCTAACCAGTTATTTCTATTTCTCCATCCTTCTAATAACTCTCCTTTCATTTGACGAAGAGCCGGATTTATAACTCTACCTATTTCGTTTCTAAAACCACCAAATGGTCCTATTGCATTGTTACCGAAACTGGCAGACCATCTATTAAAAGCAAATCCATTACCTTGCAAGATATCGTTAAGAGGTTCAATGTTTGATAGTACTGATCTTGAAGTAATTGCAGATCCAAAAATAAATACTAATTTTGCAAATCTATCACCTAACTGAACATCACTCATCAAATCAAAGTTATCCGCGACATCAGCTACAGTAAACATCCAATCTCCTAGTGGACCTAAGAAATCACCGCTGACCCATTGGTCTGTACCGGGAACATTAAATGCACGTTTTTTCCAGTTAAGTTGTGTCCTAACTCTTTGCCTTGATTTGTTGTAATGACCATTGCCATGTATTCTGCCATTTAAAGCTGCGCCTATAGCTAGTCCTGTAAAGATCCTACCTATTGCGACTTTGCCCCTAACTTCATGTCTAATTGATTTAAATACAGACATATAAGTTTTAGGATCAAAGACTTGCCCCCTCTTCTCTAGTATTTCTTTTATTTCTTCAGGGTTAAAATCTTCTAATTTTCTTCTGCCATTATCTCCCCACATCTTACGATAGTCACCACTTAATCTACCTACAGGACTATATTTACCAAAGGTGTCGAGAATATTTGCAGATGTTCTAGGGAACATTAAGAATGGTTTTAATGGAGGGATTTTATTAACTAAGTCATTTAAACCTTTAATACTGTCACTATCTAAGTTAAGTGCAATTTCACTATTTAGATAATTAACTCCAGCATCATCAATCATTCCTTCAGTATCAAACATCTGTTTACGAATTTGTTCCGATACTTCTAATAGACTTTCTCTATTAACTTCTTTACCTTCATCAATAAGTTTATTAAATGCTCTAGATTTTGCTTCACTGCTAGATACAACTGATCTAGAAAAACCATCAAGTGCAGTCATACTGTTAGCACCTAATCTTAAAATTGGATCATCAGCTAAAGCATTTAAATCTTCATATAGCTCAACCAACATCTTGGCTCCCGGCTCTCCATTCTTCTCAGCAGCGTCAGCATAAGATCTAAGATAATCTATTTTATCTGACATCTTATTAGCGATATCTTCTCTAACTACATAAGATACTTTCTGTGGATTATTAGAAACTTTTTTAAATACTTGTCCTAAATGTTTTGATGCATTTAATAAAGTATCATCCATCATAAAATAGGTATAGTAAGCTTTTTGCATTTCTTTTAGATCACCACTTAACCCTGCACTAAGCATGGTTGCCATAGGTCTAGCAGTAAGTCCACCTACGTTACCAACAGCTGCTTTTATAGGTGTTGAAAATGAAGATAATGTTGAGTTATAAAGGTTACTAAACCAAGCTCTATTAATAAGAGAAGGAGTGTCAGGATTACCATCTATAAGTGCTTTTTTAAATACACCAAGATCTTCAGATATCATCTTGTTGAGTTGATACATGGAGTTAACATCTCCATCAGCAAACTCATTAACCAGCATTAAAGTTCTTAAAAAGTCAGGATTACTTTTAGCTGTTTCTCTTAAAGTAGTTGCATAGTTTTTAGCATTTGGAATTAAATCATTAATAGTTTGTTGACGTTCAGCTAACTTAGCTGCGCCAGCAGTTTGCATGACTTGTGTGTTTTTAGTATCACTTGCTTTTTTCCAAGTTTTAGTAAACGCAAGAGTAGAACCAGCATCATATGCATGTAAACCTTTCTCAACTAATAAATATTCAAGACGATCAGCTATTTGATCTATAGCTCTTTCCATTACCATGTTGTCATCCATAAGTCTGACACCTTCGGCAACATCAGATACTTGACCAGCTAAGGAAGTAGCTAAATAAGCTCTAGCTTTCTTAACATCAAGATCTAATAACTCATCTTTTATAGTTTTAATAGTTTTATTTACAGCGTTATAACCTTTGCTTCCTACAACTTGATTAACACCATCATCTAACGTCTTTTTAAATCCATCTAAAACTTTTTTCATATCTCCGGGAGACATTCTTGGATCTTCTAAAATCTCAGCAAGCCTTGTACCAGCTGCATCAATCTCATCAAATGTAAGTTTTTTACCAGATGCTAATTCAGCTGAATATCTTCCACCGTTTTTAATTTCTTCTACTAATGATCTAATTAAAACTTCTTGAGTTCTATTATCTACTTCTAAACCATATTTAAGAGAAGCTTCAGATACAACACTACCTAAACGTCCATAACTTGTATCAACGTTTTTAGCTATACGTGTAGCATCAACCGCAGCTCCTAAAACACCGTCAGCATCTTTTGTTCTTACAGCAGATTCGCTAGGGTCAAATACATCAT